TGCTGCATGCTCCTGCAGCTTCGAAATTGAGAGATACAGCTCGTCGTTAATTGCTGTCTTCTCATGCGGTTCCACCACACCGTCTTCGATTGCCGAACGAATCTGTCTGGAATAACTGCCAATCTGTTCAATGACTTCCAGCAGGCGCTGGTTAATATCGGCGTTGTCCACATCCTCGACGTCAGGAAGAGACACAAAGACGCCATTTGCAGACTGCGCCACAGCGTCAGCAATGAAGTGAGTTCCACCAGCACGTTGCAAAATCATTGCCCATCCCAGCGGGAAAATCTGATCGCCATCGGCACGAAGGCGGTTAAATAATGCGTTTTCTGTTACATCCAGCCAGTCAGCTGCTTCAGCGTAACCACCCGGCAACGCTGCGATAGTTTTTCTGACAGCTTTCACGTACCACTCAGGCTGTTTTTCTACTTTCCAGTGATGCTTACCCACGGTTCACCTCCTGTTCCTGTGGTTTAAACCCATTCTGGTTTTGGCTAGATTGAAAACGTGCCGGATAAAGAATCTGCATTTCGCTGACTTCACCCTTAAAAAAATTGGCTAAACGTTCTGCAAGCTCGATAGATGGAATCTGCTCCAGCCTCTCAATACGACTCAACGTCGCTGGATTGACTTGAACACCCGCAGCAACATGCTGCAAAGTGAAACCATGCGCCTTACGCACATTTCGTAATGGTGATTGCATACGCCCTCCAAATATTGCGCGTTATGCATGTTATTTCACGCAATTATTTTGCGCAAGTTGATTTGCTTATCACGCAATAAAGAAATGTAATAAACGCATGAACATAGGAAACCGAGTCAGACAACTTCGCCAAGCGAAGAACATGAAAATCGCCGATCTCGCTGAAGCAATAGGAGTAGATGCGGCGAACATCTCGCGCTTAGAAACGGGTAAGCAAAAACAATTTACCGAACAAACACTGAGTAATATTGCCAAGAGCTTAGGTGTTGATATTGCTGATCTCTTTACCTCTGCCCACAAAAGTAATACTGTATATAAAAACAGTAATGATGAGGATGTTGCGCAGGTGAAGGATGTGTTCCGTATTGAAATGCTGGATATCAGTGCCAGTGCGGGAAATGGCCTTATCCAGGGCGGTGATGTCATTGATGTGATTCATGCCATCGAATACAGAACTGATAATGCTGTATCAATGTTCGGCGGACGACCAGCCAATCACATCAAAGTTATCAACGTTCGTGGGGACAGTATGTGTCCAACCATTGAGCCAGGAGATCTCATCTTCGTTGATGTCAGCATCAATCAGTTTGATGGTGATGGTATATATGTCTTTGGTTTTGATGACAAAATATACGTTAAAAGACTTCAAATGATTCCTGACAAACTGCTGGTGATTTCTGATAACCAGATTTACCGTGAATGGGGAATTACTAGCGAAAACGAACACCGATTCATGGTCTTTGGAAAGGTCTTAATCAGTCAGTCGCAAACCCTTAAGAGACATAATTAACCTCAATATCCTTCCATCGGCCACCGAAAGGTGGCTTTTTATTACCTATCAATTTGCATATCCCGCAAATATCACTTGCATATCTCGCAATTTAATTTTATCTTTTGTTCCAGACCAACTACAGGATTACAACAAAATCTGGTTGCAACACGGTGCATGTGTCGTAAGCAGTCAGTAAATGTCAAAAACGAACAGGCAGGACGCCCACGAAGTAGCCGCCTGGGGCATATGAAGTCCAGGATGATTCGTTAGCAACAAAAAAGCGCCCTACAGGACGCTTAGCTCTTTAACAATCTGGTCCCCATCAACAAGTAACTGATAACTTGAGGAGGTGTGAAATGCACAAAACAGAACCCAAAATCGTCGCGCCCGGATACACAAATGAGGAAATTTACGAGTGGATGGCAAAGAAGCTGGCAGCTATAAACCAGCTTCGTGAAGTGCTGTCTTATCGACAGGAAATAATAGACTCCTTAAAAAAACTGGATCAGGAAATCACGGTTTTATCACAGGATGTTACTTTAGATATTGTGCAGACAAATTAGGATCCCATTCATTTTCGTCAAAATCATCAAAGTGATGAATTTGTGATCTCCAGTCTCGATAATCTAAAAATTTCTGGGCGGTTACGCTTATTTTATCAAGTGTGAGTTCATCCTGAATTGAAAGAAGAAGTTCATCAAATTTCATCTCATTAATCTGTTTTGGCATCCAGTGATGCTTCATCAGAATAAGGTGAACCAGAGCCTTTTTCCCATTCAACTGATTATAGGGAGTGCCGAATTTCTTCCGGTGCTCATGTAAGACAAGGTCCAGAAGAGTAAGTAATGTTGCCCTTGATTCGACTTTGCTTATTTCGACTGATGACACTACCCCACTGATTTCAATGCCCCGATACTTTCCAACATTTTCACAGTGGGATTTGTACAGCGTGTAGATATTACCGGACATTTCTTTTCCTTTTGCGTTGTTGGGGATAACCAGATTAACCGAATCCTTGTTGTTGGGGAATAACCAGGTCCACCTCGCCTGATGTGGCTAAAAGCAGGCACATAACAGCTAAGTATTTTCAACCAGAGAGAATCCTTAGCGTTGTGGTGAATGCGGCTCAGCGCACGCGGGTTAAGGTTGAGGCTGACAGTCGACCTTCTGTGGATACCCACCCGCCTGGTGTGCAACCTTCGCCAGGCACCGGGAGGCACCCGGCACCACAACTTTATGCTGTGTGTAGTCCTGGCGGTACCAGTTTGTACCCTTGCTTCCGGCTGGCATCCCCGCACCACTGAAACGACTTCTTCCTGACTATAAACGGATGGAAGAAAAAATAGACGCCGTAATCCGTGAGAAATACGGGTTACCTCCTGTTATGAGCACGCCAGTGAAATATGCCGATCTCATTATGCTGGCAACCGAACGCCGCGATCTCGGGCTTGATGATGGCTCTTTCTGGCCTGTGCTGGAAGGTATCCCGGCAACAGAGATGTTCAACGTGATTCCACTGGCTCCAGGCCATGCCTACGGGATGTTTATGGAACGCTTTAACGAATTATCGGAGTTACGCAAATGCGCATGAATGTTTTCGAAATGGAAGGGTTTCTTCGTGGGAGATGTGTACCGCGAGATCTGAAAGTGAATGAAACGGATGCTGAATACCTAGTGCGTAAATTCGATGCGCTTGAAGCTAAATGTGCAGCACAGGAAAACAAAGTAATACCAGTGTCAACTGAACTGCCACCAGCAAATGAAAGTGTTTTGTTATTCGATGCTAACGGAGAAGGCTGGCTAATTGGCTGGCGTTCTCTCTGGTACACCTGGGGACAAAAAGAAACCGGAGAATGGCAGTGGACATTTCAGGTCGGGGACCTTGAAAACGTCAATATCACTCACTGGGCAGTAATGCCAAAAGCACCGGAGGCTGGAGCATAATGACCACTTTTACCGACAAAGAACTGATTAAAGAAATTAAAGAGCGTATCAGCAGCCTTGACGTGCGAGACGATATTGAGCGCCGTGCTTATGAAATCGCACTCCTATCTCTGGAAGTAGAACCAGATGAACGCGAAGCTTATGAATTATTCATGGAAAAGCGTTTTGGTGACTTAGTAGATCGTCGGAGAGCAAAAAACGGCGATAACGAATACATGGCATGGAATATGACTCTCGGTTGGATCGTCTGGCAGCAACGAGCTGGTATCCATTTCTCAACAATCTCACAGCAAGAGGTGAAATAATGGAGCCATACAGCCTCACACTCGATGAGGCCTGTCATTTTCTCAAGATATCCAGACCGACTGCCATTAACTGGATACGCACAGGGCGTCTTCAGGCAACACGCAAAGATCCCACTAAGAATAAATCTCCTTACCTCACAACACGACAAGCCTGCATTGCGGCTCTTCAGTCTCCGCTGCATACTGTCCAGGTGAGCGCGGGTGATGGCATAACAGAGGAAAGAAAATGTCACTCTTCCGCAGAGGTGAAATATGGTACGCCAGTTTCACATTGCCGAACGGTAAAAGATTTAAACAGTCTCTTGGAACAAAGGACAAAAGGCAGGCGACAGAACTCCATGACAAGCTAAAGGCTGAAGCATGGCGGGTCAGCAAACTTGGTGAAATACCTGATATAACGTTCGAGGAAGCGTGTGTCAGGTGGCTTGAAGAGAAAGCACATAAAAAATCACTGGACGATGACAAAAGCCGGATCGGATTCTGGCTTCAACATTTCGCAGGAATGCAACTAAGAGACATTACTGAATCAAAAATTTATTCAGCAATGCAGAAAATGACGAACCGGCGTCATGAGGAAAACTGGAAACTCAGGGCAGAAGCATGCAGAAAAAAAGGGAAACCTGTTCCAGAATACACGCCAAAACCAGCGTCCGTTGCAACGAAGGCTACGCATCTTTCATTTATAAAGGCCCTACTAAGAGCCGCAGAGCGTGAATGGAAAATGCTGGATAAGGCACCAATTATTAAAGTGCCTCAACCAAAGAATAAACGGATCCGCTGGCTGGAGCCCCATGAAGCACAAAGGCTGATTGATGAATGTCCGGAGCCATTAAAGTCTGTTGTTGAATTTGCACTGGCAACAGGCTTAAGACGCTCGAACATCATCAACCTTGAATGGCAACAAATAGATATGCAGCGCCGGGTGGCATGGATAAACCCGGAAGAGAGTAAATCAAACCGCGCAATTGGCGTTGCGCTGAATGATACTGCATGTCGCGTATTGAAAAAACAAATCGGGAATCATCACCGTTGGGTATTTGTGTACAAGGAAAGCTGTACCAAACCAGACGGAACGAAAGCGCCAACAGTAAGGAAGATGCGGTATGACGCAAACACAGCCTGGAAAGCGGCGCTGAGACGGGCTGGTATTGATGATTTCAGATTTCACGACTTGAGACACACCTGGGCAAGTTGGCTGGTTCAAGCCGGAGTCCCGTTGTCAGTGTTACAGGAAATGGGAGGCTGGGAGTCTATCGAAATGGTTCGTCGATATGCTCACCTTGCACCTAATCACCTTACCGAACACGCACGGCAAATAGACTCGATCCTGAACCCATCGGTCCCAAATTTGTCCCAGTTAAAAAATAAGGAAGGTACAAATGATGTGTAA